GGCTAAACCAAATTCATCACCTGCTGGTTCTAGTTCTGGACTTGGCATACCACTGCTCATATCACCGCCCATGGGGCTTTCGCCTTTTAAAACAGCAACAGCATTGCTTAGTGCATCTTTGGCTGTTTTAACTGCGTCTAATAATGCTCCAAATGTTTCATCAGCACTTTGGCCAAATGCTGAACCTTGTTCTTGACCAAATGTTGTCTTCATTTTTTCTTCTAAAGGCATTAGTTCGTCAGTTTGCATTTGGGCAACATCTTCGGCCATTTTTTGCAAATCGTCGACCATGTTTTGTGCAACAAGGATCAATTCAGCTTGAGCCAAATCTTCGCCACTTTGTTCATTCATTTTACGAGTGCTACGCATTGGTCCAATTTCTTTAAGAATGTGACGTAATGCTTCAATGATCATTGTGTTCTTTACATAAGTAGCATCGTTGTGAAAGCCAACTTTTGTACTGGCCATTTGATGATTTTCCATGATCAACTTGCTGATCAAAGATTGTACTTTAACTGCATCACCGTGGGCAGCCAACTTTAAGCCATAGTGGCTGTTTAAAAAGTTTTCCACTACACGTTGTTTACGTTGTGCAGGGTTAAAAATTTCAGAGGTATTCATAATAAGTATCCTTTAGATTATTTATCAATATGTTTTAGATAATTTGGTCTTTGTTTCTTCTAATCTTGCTTTGGCATCCGTTAATCTATCTGCAAATAAAGGAATAAGTTCAGGGTCAACTGAATTCATCTTTTGTCTATAAAATTTAATGTTTTCTAAACATCGAAAGTATTCTTGATCTAACTCATAGATTAAATCTTCCTGTGGCGATGATTTATGCACACCTTTGTTCAAACAAAATATAATATGTAATGCACTGGAAAATAATGCAATATTATCATAAACAACTTCTTTGGTATATAAATCTTCGATAAAATAATCGTTCTTTGTACGCACATTCAGTGAGTATCTATCATAGAATACCAAACATCGTTCTTGCTCTTTTATTGTAAGCATCATACCTAATATATTAGTAGGTATTGCATCGTCTAGCATTGCTGCCACTTTTGACGAAAGTTTTTCTACACCTTTTTTATCTATTGAATAATTTGTAGATAACTGTTTCTGTTTTTTCATCATATATTCTATCTAGTAGTCCTAGCCCTGTCATTTGTTCGGCTATTTTTTGAGCTCGTTCGTTTAAATCTATTCTAGAAATTTGGCTGTGTTCTTTGACTAACTTAACGAGTTCTTGTTGCTCATTAGTTATCATAGTTTTAATGCCAGATGCTAGTTCGACTATTTTCATTTGCTGAACTTTTTCCATCCAGAAGCCACAGGGCTTGTTGTATTAACATCGGATCTTTCTTGACTGCCTTTGGAACTAATATTAATACTTTTAACACCCATTAACTCGTCTGCGGCTTTAATCTGTGCCACTTCTGCATCAGTATAACCAACTAGTCCGATATTTTCTGCCCATACACTTTCTTGTTCGAAGTTGTCTCCTGCTTGGGCAGCAGCGGCCGCCAAAGCCATACCATATCTCATCTGCATGTATGTATCAGTATTTCTAAGCTCTGGTTCAATCATAGCGTTTGGAATAGCTTCATCGACTGCGCCGTGTTTTACTTTTCCATATTCTTTGGTACGTCCAATATAACCGTGATATGCACCTTCATTGATGATATCATTGATTTTCATCTGTTTTGCATCCTTTGAAGCAGACTTTGAATTTGTTTTACATTAGGATCATTTTTCTTAGCAGGATCATTTACTAATGCATTTAAATCTTCTTCATCTCCGCCCATTTCTCCGTTTGGGTTAGTAGGTGCATTTGCAGTACTAGGTAATGAACCAACTGTGCCTTGTGGCTTAATTGGTTTAAATCCGCTGGGCTTTGCACCAGCGGCTCCGGCATATTCATTGGTAATAGATTCTTCCGGTTGTGTTTCTGGTGAGGATGCTACACTGAATCTAGGATCGTATTCACTTAAAATTGATCTGGCTGCATCCATGTCATCTTTACTGACCGCTGATATCAAATCTAAAACTTCTGAGAATTTTAAATCGCCAGTAATACTGGCAATATCTGCATCGCTGATCTCTCCGCTGGGGTCTGCGAATCTAACAATATCTTTTAAACTTCTATCTTCTGCCATGTGTGTTTACCTCGCATTTGTTGCTTTATTCATTGTCTTTAATCGTTTACTCAACGGATTAGTTGCTTTTGTTCTCTTTGACTTTCTAACAATTTTAGCATTAAAGCGTTTTCTAATTCGCTTCATCATGAAGCGTTTTTTCATATTTATCGCTTTGCTACAAGCTCCGATGTTAGCAACTGTACGGCCTTTTTTCTTACCACTGGTACAACGAATCATGCGTTTAAGTTTTTTGCCGCGCTTGGCCCAAACTCTTTTAGCCTCTGTCAAAGGTAGTTCTGTGTCTTCAACAATGACTTCAAATTCCATCATTTTGCAATAATTTTAAGAATTTCAGTGCCATGGGCACTTATCCAACCCACTGCAACTAAAACACCTGCTACTGTGAATGTCCAACGATCTTTTAACTTTTCCATTGCAGAGATTTTTTTAGCAATCTCTGCATGTTGTTTATCAGATTCGTCGGCCATGGCTTTTAATTGTGCCGCTAATGCATCTCTAGTTTGATCTAAACAATCGTGCATATCTTTCACGTCTACTTTTAAGTCGTCAAGTTTCTCATTGAGATTCTCAACCTTAGTTTCGACTATTCCTAGCCGTTCTACTGATGTCGCCATTAACACAAACTCCTTATAAGTGTTTTTATTACATTTCTTCTTATATTTTATTATTCTTCAATGAGCCAGAGTGTGTGCCAAATAGTTAGTAGTGCATATTGCTATGCACCACCGATGCCAAAGTTTTATACTTGTATTTATGTAGATTATAGATTATCGTTGCGATAAAAATAGATATTTTTTTGATCTGCGGCGTTGGTTTCGAATACATTTGTATCGAAAACTGCTGTTTCTTCTAAGTCATCATAGACAGGTAAACCATCTATATCCCTAATCAATGACGAAACAGTGATACTACCAACTCTTTCGCTGGCAAAACGTAAAATCCATACATTTTGGTTTCCAGTAAAATCACTGCCAAAATCATAGTCAGCTAACTCGGCAGCTACGATCTTTTCCACGCTTGATAGAATTGGCTGACTGCCTAAACTAATTGCTTGTAATAGTACGTTTAGATTTTGTGCTTGTTCGTAGGCATTACCAGCAGATGGATTATAAATGCCTGTGTCTGTAATATCTACTAATGTATAACAAGTAAAGTATTCGATGTTGCCACCAATTACTTCACCTGTGCGTCCTGTTGAATTTCTCATATTGATTCTCCTATAATGTATTTATAGCAAAATAATACAATAGTATAAGATTAAAAATTAAAGTCAGTTACCGTGTAACCTGCTACAGAGGTAACGTTGCTGCCTTGTATGATCATGTTAACAACTGGCTGACTTGCTTGAGTTCGAGTGATTGTGTAAGGTAAACCTTGTTGACCCGGTGCAACCGCATAATCTATAGTGCCTGGATATTGTACAAAATTAATCATCCAATCACCCATATAATCGTTGACATCTCTAATTGTTCCTAATGTCTGTGTTCCATCTGGTGATTTAATTATATCACCAACTTGAACCGGTGCAGTTACTCCGCCATTAAAAATTTGTCCAGTCTGACTAGTAGATGTGCTTTGAACAGTACCAACTCCGGCAAATGTCGAAGTTCCCGAACCTCCTCTTACAGCACCAAGCACTGTAATTGTAGAAGTTTGTGCAACTGTTTGTACTAATGAGTTAAGTTCAGCTTGATCGATTTGGCCTGAATTCTTTTCAAAGCTCTTTAAAAATACACTTCTTCCTATGACTTGAAATGGTCCAGCGTTTTGCATGATTGTAGTTTCCTTTAATGTTAAGATTAAGACGGCTTCTTTTTGTATATTGTAGTCTGACAAAGTTCGACCATCTTCAAGTAGTCTGTTTGCAAATTTTAATATTTGTTGGTCCGGAGGTATACCTTCTTTGTCTTGTATCTTTCCCTTGACTGCTTCGATATTATCACTTGGCTCTACATCAAGTGTTATTGTTTGTGAATTATATCGAACAAATATCTGCATGCCTATATCCTATGTTACTAGTATTTATCGCAAAAAGAAAAACCGCTATACCAAAAAAGTATAGCGGCTTCCCATCCCGAAAAAGTTACACTCTAAAATTTAGAATGCTACGTCACTAACTGTATAACCAGCTACTTCAGTTACATCTGCACCTTCAATGATCATGTTAACAACATCGCTAGTACCAGCTGTGAAAGCACCAATAGCTGTGATAGTGGCTGTTTGTTGAACAGTTTGTACCAAAGCATTTAATTCTGATTGCGTGATGTTTGTCTTAGCAAAAGACTTGATGAATACGGTACGACCGATTGCTGAAAATGGGGCTGCATTTTGTGCCATAATAAAATTCTCCTAATTTGTATCTTCGAAAAACTATGTTTTCTTAAGTTTATTTATCTTTTTCCAACATTAATATACTGTTTAATGTTTGTTTTTTGGACCAGTTAGAGCATATCCCAACTTATATCCTGCTATTAAACCAGCTGCCGGAGCTATAGTTGCTAGCCAACCTTTTTTACCTGGCTCTACTTTTTGCCCGTAACCTAAATTAGCAAGATCTGCATCTATAGGTGCATTTAGTTTATAACCTTTTGTTTTGCCTAATTCTTCTAAGAACACGGACATCTCACTGCGTTTAGCAAATTTATGATAATATTGTAACATACGAGCAACTACCAATTCTCGTTGCATGTCATTGATAGCCGGCCAATCTTGCGCCAGTCTGCGAATACTTTTTAATTTACTGTCGGTGATGTTTAATTGTTTTTCTAAACGCAATAACAATACTGCGGCATCTTCTTTTCTCAATGTACCATCTGCAAGCAAATCTAAATAACGTTTTACTGTGGGTGTGTGAACTTTTAATTTTGTTCTAAGTATCGCATCAGCTTCTGGATTTTGATGTATCTTTTTACTAAACACACTGTCTGGATTTGCTAATATATTTAGACTGGTATATAAGTCTGTGCCAGCAAGTCTAGGACGTAAAAAGTTCCTATATCCTATGGTTTTATCTGCATAGTTCTTTGATATCGGAGCTGTTTCATATTCATTTTGAAGAATGAACAATGAAATTAAATCTAAAAATGCAAAGTCGCTGACATTTCTTAAATTTAAACCCGCTGTATTTGATCGGTATTGTCTGCTTTCTACTAACAGATCCCAACCTGATAAATGTTCAAAGTCTTCCATTATTTGCTTCTTTAATTTGTTTAATTCCCCTGCGAAATTTCATTTCATCGCCGGTTTTTAAACTGTTGAATAAACGCTTTAGCAAGTCTTCGCTTTGTTCCTGATTAAAGTTTTCTTGTATATATTCAACAAGATACCGAGTACTTGCAATGACATTTACAGCTTTGTTTTCTACAAAACTTTCTCTGTCCCTTTGAGGCACAATATTGGTAATTTCTTCAAGTAAAGATCGTGTTTGTTTACGCACTATATAAGTCCATCCTTGAAAGTATTTATCAAATAGATAAATAACTTTAACAATGGAGAAATCAATATGATGTCAAGTACAAATTTTAACATGGGCGAAGTTTTAAATAAACTAAGAGCCATTGAAGAAGATGCACAATTAAACGAATTGGATCCGGGATCGGAACAAGGCGGCAGAGAAATCGATAACAGCACATTTACACGTACAATGACTCGTTTGGCTGCTATTAAAGATGCAGTGGGCGAAGATCACTACAACGATTTAAGAGCAGGCGTTCGAGCCATGTATATGAATCGTAGACCTAGTTTAAATCAAATGACTGCTCTTATGGATTTATTAGAAACAGTTTTAACATACGTTGCCGAAGATAACAGTCTATTCCAAAGATTAAAAACAGACTTGAATAGAGATGCAGTGGCTGCTGGACAAAATATGGCTGCAGGACAACCTGCTGGTGAAATTGGCGCACCCGGAACTGCAACTAATGCTGGTCAAGAATCAGCGATGCGTGGTTTAAAATAATTAACTCTTCTTTAGAAGATTATTGAGTTTATTATTACTGTCCATTGTTCTAATAGCAATGGACGGTTCCACTTTAGGCTGTGGTGTTTCTAAACTAAATCCTTCTCTAGCTTTTGGCTTTTCCCATGTAGTTGACGTGCTAGGCGTACTAGTAGATTCGGTCTGCGCTTGCCTACGTAATCTATCATGTAATACGTCTGCTGTGGTAGGTGCTTCTGGACTGTCTTCATCCAAGTCTGTGATACGCAAACTTGTTGTGTTAAACTCCAACTCAATCTTTGTACCCACTGCACTACTACTGCGTGTCTTCATAAACTGTAACTGTACCCTACCACGCTCACGCATGGTCATACTGTTAAAGATACCAATTACATTATCTGCTGTTTGAATCTTAGATAAGCCACCACTGATATGACTGTGGTCAAATTCAACACTTTCGACCGCACCACGATTCAACTGACTGGCTGTACAGAATAAAAATCCACCTTGTACTGCCATTGCTCTAAGTTCTTCAGATACATACTTGTCTTTGATAAATGTATTCTCTGCTGATATCTTTACTGACACAGGAGTCATTAAGTCTAAGTAATCAACTACCACAAAGTCAATTTTGTTATTATGTTGTATTTGGAATTCTTTAATCCAAGACTTTAAGTCGTTGACAGTAATACCTGCTGTGAGTTGCACAATCTGTAATCTTCCCGACTTCTTGCCTTTTATCTTAATGTTAAGGTCAACATCATCAATGTTCTTATAAATGTCTTTAGTAGCAATTCCCATAAGCATGGCATCCATTCGCATACTACACAGTCCTTCGCTGAGTTCAAGACTAAAATAAACACCATTGAGTCCTTGTTGACTCCAGTTCAATGCCAAGTTTTGTAAGAACAAACTCTTACCTGCTCCAGATCCGCCGGCAAAGATGTTTAGTTCACCTCGATTAAATCCGCCATATAACTTTTCATCAATGGTCTTCCAGCCTGTGCTTGTGCCGCCGTTTTGATTCTTAAGCAACATTAGTCGACCCATGGGATCTTCATAATAATTTGTACCAAAGCTCTTGGGCAAGCCGATGTTGCTGGCATCTTTGATCAGCTTTTCTACTTCACCATAACGTTGTTTATCTAATAAGTCGGCGCTGGCAAGAATTGCTTTCTCTAATGCTTTGTGGCGGGCAAACTGTTCAAACTCTGTTAAGAACCATTCCTTGTGACTGGCTGCTTCTCCGGGTATGATTCTAAGTTCTGTGTCTGTTACTGCTTTAATCTGTTCTATTGTAGGACAATCGCTGTACTTGCCTGCATATTCTTTAATGAACTCTGCGGTTGCCTGCAAACTTCTAGAAAAGTAACTACCTTCTAAAACATTTTGACAACGACTTAATAGTTCTTTATCACTTACTAAAAACTCTAGAAATAACTTTTGCAAGTCTGTGCTATATTCTTTTACTTCATTACTCATTGACAATATCTCTTTCCCATTAATCTTATTTTTGTTGGACTATGCTCTGCGGCCTGTAGTATGCTGTGAATAGCAAACAATCGTCCATATTTCATTACTGCATCGCTGACGTCTTTACAGTTTTCCCATTCAGGAAAACTTACACTCCATCCGTAATCTGCGGCACGTTCTACTAATTCTCTGCCTGCTTTATCTGCGTCTGGAATAACGATAGGTTCTATATTTAAGTCTTCTATCAGTTGTGCTTGATGGTCACTTAAATTATTACTGCCAATACTTAAACCGCTGGTCAGTAACGCATCCATTTCACCTTCTGTGATAATAACAAACTGTCTGTTATCTCTTTGATTGTCTAAACCAAATACATAGTCAGCTGGTGCTTTTTTATAATACTTGGAAAACTTAGTGGGTAGTTCTCCTATGACGTGTCTACTTTGAAAACCCACTAGTCTATTTTCATATGTTAAAGGCAGTATAGCTCTGTTGTTTAGTCCACCGTATGTTGTATCTGTTTCTAACCATATTGCCAGATCATAAACTTGTCTATGTTTTAAATATTCTATCTTCTCAGGATCGTCGATGGGCCGTACATCAAAGCCCAAGTCATAATCGGGCCAATCAGGAGTCCAACTTGGTTCAGGTTCACGTTGTACCAATGTTTCTACATCTGCTTGGCTTAGTAATTCTAAGTTTAATCGTTGTACTTCTGCTTCATCAAATCCAAGTTGACGCATGAATTTACGCATTTTAAAACTAAGCGTTCTGCCAGGTGTCCAACTTGTTTTAAAATTACAATTAAAACAATGATAGCTTACTGCTCCGTCGGGATTAAACATTAAACCGCCACGACGTTTTGTATCTAATCGACTTTGTCCATTTACCACACACATCGGGCAGTTGAAACTGATCCAGCCTTTTGGACTGGGTCTTCCGTGTATGCGTGATTGTAATAGTGTTTGTAAGGCCGTCATGACCTTACTATTTTAACTTCTATAGATAACTCTGTCAACTGTTCCGGTGTTATTGCTGTCCGGAGTATACATTATCTTTACCCAACGAGCATTGGTAATAAAATTCCAACCTTCGATGACACTGTCTGGCCAACGATCCTGTGGAGTAATATAACCGTATGGAGGTGCAAATACAATGTCCATGGCATCGTTGACAAACTTAACAGGAAAATAATTGCCGCCGCTGTCATAGTCTAAACTTACCAAAGCAGAAACTTTTCCTTTAAAGTTTGTAACTTTGATTTGTATAGTATGTAATAAACTGGTGTCATTTTTTTGCAGATTGCCTGGCAATGCTTGACTGATCCAAGCTGAACCTAATTGACTAAAAGTTAGATCAATACTTGGAATATACTTTGGATACGCACCATCTGCTAGTTCTAATTCTAAAGTAACTCTACGATTATTGTCAGTGTACAACGATTTGGCTTGACCACTTTCATCATAGACCACTGCGCTTAATTGATAAATGCCAGGGTCCATGTCAATTAGATCACTGCTGAAAAGTGTAAATTCACAGAAACCATTTTCAGCATTTATAATAGTTGCTCTACGCTGTACAATTAATTCTCCATTACGAACTTGCATTATATTGACTATAACTGTTTTGCCCAATAAGCTGATGGGTTTACGGTCCTGATTTTTAATATCAAATCCCAGCGTATTGTCTACACCTTTATAGATTGTTTTTCTAGTCGTATTAAATGGCATGTTTTGTGTCCTGCTGTATCCTTCTGCATATATCAATATAGTACGTTGTGGATAGCTTAGTAATGTGAATGTATCGCTCATAGTTATATTTATTTAATTTAATTGAATTGAATTGACTACTAAATATTGCAATGGCAGATCATAATGAAATATTAGAAAAATTCCCTTTTTTATGTCTATGTAGGGCAGGGGAAGAAGAAATCATAGGTATTATACAAAATTATACCCAAACTCTGGCCAGCATATATGTCTTAAATGTTTTAAATTGTAAAGAAGATAAAGCAGAATTTCTAGAATGCGGCGAAGAATGGTGGTGGGGTAGCAATAGACAACTGCCAATTAACTTAGTTATAGGGCCAAAGTTCAAAAAGTTTAGCTACTGTCTTCGAACTTATAACGTAAAAGACTTTGAAATAGTGCATGGTGAAGCAGTTAGTCTACAAAACATTATCACTAAACGTATCAAACGCCGTCAAATACAACTAGTTCAAAAACTTTAAGATAAGTATATTATGCTAGAAATAATATACATCCTTGTGTTAACTCACATCACCATTGTTGCTGTAACTTGCTTTTTACACAGAAGTCAGGCACATAAATCAGTTACATTTCATCCCATTGTCAGTCACTTTTTTAGATTGTGGCTATGGTTAACCACTGGCATGATTACTAGACAATGGGTAGCAATACATAGAAAACATCATAGTACAACTGATAAAGAAGGCGATCCGCATAGTCCACATGTACATGGAATTTTAAACATATTATTCAGAGGTGTTTATTATTATTATTTGTCGGGAAAAAATGCAAAAATGATAGTGAGCTTTGGCAGAGGCACACCCGATGACTGGATTGAACGAAAACTGTACACTCCTTATAACTACTCAGGCGTAATTGTAATGCTGGCCATTAATTTGTTGTTATTCGGTTGGATGGGACTTGTGATATGGGCAGTACAGATGTTGTGGATACCATTCTGGGCGGCAGGAGTTATCAATGGCCTAGGTCACTGGTGGGGATATAGAAATGGCAGCACAAAAGACCGTAGCACTAATTTAATACCGTGGGCTATATGGATTGGCGGTGAAGAATTGCACAACAATCACCATATGACTCCGGCTAGTGCAAAGTTAAGCAAACGTTGGTTTGAATTTGATATAGGATGGTTTTATATTAAAACTCTTAGCCTATTAGGTCTTGCCACTGTTAATACCGTAAGCTAATTGATTAAGCTGTAATACAATGGCAGCGGCATAGCCAAAACTATGCGACTTCTTAAAACTATAAACATCTTCTGTTTTAGTCCATACTTCTTTTTCTATCTCCGCCCAACTACGTCCTATTAAATGTTTCTTACCAGGACGAATAACTGCCAATACCATGGCAAGTTGATCAATACTTCTTGGCTTCATTCTAATAACTGTGTCACTGTGATTATGAATATGAAATAGCTGTTGTATAACTTCTCGATGTTCTAGTAATTCCCACATAGGTTCTTTGGTCAATAAATCATCTATTTGTTCATTACTGGTGAAGTTGTTATAGATTCCGACATTAAGTAAATCAATCTTAAACCAGCCTGCGGATTCTGCTTGTTTATAATCTAATGTACATAGTCCTGTAAATGGATTAACAGGAACATGATGAAAGTAAACACCAGTGTTATGCTTACGCTCTTTACTGCTGTCTTTTTGCATGGCGGCACGATGTGCTACTAATTTAAGAATTTGTTCTCTATCAGCAAAGTCAATGTCAACGTCAAAACTCAATGTAAACTCCTAGCTTCATAGGGTTGAACGCTGTCTTTTTTATCTATTAAGCTATCAATCATAGAATCATAGTCTTTGTCACTTAAAACTGTTTTATATAATCCCATGGCCTGACTTGCTAATACTGCGGCAATAGCCAATGGATTTTGATCTTCTTTTAATAAACGTTCCATGACCATTAACACTTCGTTGTAAACGTATTCTAAACTATTATCTTTTTCACTCATTTTTCATCCTAGCTGATCTATTTGCTTTGTTATCTGTGGCATATAACTTTTGTTCTAAAATTGCAACTTTCTTCAGCAAACGTTGATATGATTCGGCTGTGGGTACAATTACTTTTTTGCCATTCATATCTATTTCAACCATGTCATTGATTAATCGTACTCGGGCTTCTTGTACTTGACGACTTTTTAGCAATGCTGGAACTGCTTGTTGTTTATATTGATTCATTGTATTTCTGCCTTGTTAAAAACTTCCTGTACCCAATCAGCATCACTTTGCTGACGTTTTACTTTGGCCTTCCATGATAAAGGCTCAATGTAATCTATCAATGCTTGAACCTGTCCGGGTTCAAACCTATCAATTAATCTGCTACCTTGATCTGTAGCAAAGGTACACCACGGACTTATACGACCCATTCTAATATCCTGTACTGCGTCTACTGTGCTAACTTTAACAAAGTATTCGCCCCAATTATTGCCAGTCTTTTCTGCCCAGGCTTTCATATTTAACAAACTTCGCTCAATAGCTCGCTCTACTGTTTCTTTTTTAGTTCTATCTTTGACATAAGTTTCGTAGACCACTGCTTTGCACCAGTCATCTATTTTAACAGCATTCTTTAAAACAAATCTAACAAATTCTTCTGGCTTGTCCAAGTTCAAATCAATGATATGCTTGGATACCTTCATAAAGTCTAAATAGTATCTATCGTTGATAAAATCTTCATAGGGTTTATTGTGTTTAACATTGGCAATAATCATTTTACGATATATTAACCAACTTTGATAAGCGATGCGATTTTGCTTTTGATCTTTATCCATCATTCTACGCTTCTTCTCACACAAGTGAGACATAAGTGTAGTTTCACGGACAAAATCTTTATTACAATATATACATTTATAAGTCATTGGCACTAGATATAACATCTTTATCTTTAACGTGATATTGTTCTAACATATCCTTTGCGGATTTTTTATCTAAGTTGCCGATCCAAATATCCAACTCTTGATCATCTAAGTGAGGATTCTGTTCACTGAGCCAAGATCTAAAAGCATTTTTCTTTTTTCTCTTACCACCGCCAGGAGCAATGTATGGATGTTTGAGAGTTTTGCCAATACCCACCATGCTCATTAACTTCCAAGTCATCTCTGGATCCTTGACTTCGCTGAAGTTAACATTGACAATGTCATTGGTCATAATCAAGTAATGTTCAATGACAGCATTGTTGGCACTTTCAGCACTGCTCAAATATCTTTGAACAAGCCAAGGACTAAACCCTTTCATTTCTTCTTCACTGAAATTTTCGTAGAGTTTCTTATTACGAGTATCCAAAGCTGGAAGCACTCGCTTAAACATATCTAACATCGGAGCTTTTGTTGCCATATTGTATTATACGCTTTTTAATACATCTTGTCTATGGACAATACTTCCGGCAGCTTGGTTGTTTCTTTGACAAAATAAGCACACAAGGGTTTGTCTCCGCTTTCAAGTGGTACTGCTAGAATATGTCCATGTTTTAGTTTAGGAGTATACCAACGAATATCTTGAAATACATTGATGATTTCCAGTGGCTGAAAGTCCAACCTAAAACTACTAATAGGGTTAAATGTGAATGCACTGAAACCTCGATCATTGATATTCATAATAGGAACAATCTCAGGATCTCCATGATCTTTTTCGCCTATGACAATATACCAATCCAAGGGAACTTGTATAACATACTCTCCGATTTTTAATACAGCCGCAGGTGCATGAAATGTTTCCATGAAGATCAATGGCACAAAATGGTAATCAACGTTTTTAGGATCATTCCAATCGAGAACTCCATAACGCAGATCTTCCACTTCTTCTGGCAATGAGTTCAACTCAAAGGCTTCATTATCTGAAGTTAATATGTTCATAGGTATTTCACTTTCTCGATTTTATAAGGATAGCCAGCTTCCTCATAGTATTTCTTTCTTGTAGTAAGATGCTTCTTACTAAACTTTGCACTTGACGTCAAGTCCCAAATTTCTACATGGTCCTTGTCTTGAGCACGTCTAATACCTCGTCCAATGCTTTGGATAACTCTAACAAAGCTCTTTCCGGGTTCCAAAAGAACCAGATTAAAAATACGAGGAATATTAATACCCACAGCGGCCACACCATAAGTCGCCACAATAACCTTGCCATCACTCTCTTTAATTTCATCATAGTGTTCTTTTCTATCGCCTGTTTTCATTGCGCCGCTGACGAATACACTATCTGGAATTCTTTCACAGAGTAATTCACCT